CCTGAATAGAATTTTCAGATAATGCCATGATATTTTTCTCCTTTAAATTAAATAATTTTTTTAAGCTTTTCGCTTTGTTTGTAATAATTATATCAAAAAATTTTTCTTTTGTCAAGAAGGATTCTCTAATAGTTCCTACACCAATTCATCTATTATGAGAATATCCTCCCAATTCTCTACCGAACCAGATAATTTAATAATCTCTTCCTCGGCCTACCGCACAGCAGTTTTGTCTTCGCTGTTTAAAATAATGCGTTGCTACTTGGCAATTTTCTTCGCCAAATTTTTACGCTCTTTCATCTTCATAAAAAATTTTTCATCCTTATTACGATTATATTATATAGAAAATTTTTAAAAAAGTCAAATCATTTTGAAAAAATCTTCTTCTGAAATAATCGGTATACCAAGTTTTTGTGCTTCTTTATTTTTCGCTGAAGTAGAGGTTTTATCATTATTTATAAGATATTTAACATTCTTGCTTACCGACTTAATAAAACGACCGCCGTTCTTCTCGATAATGGCAACGAGTTCATCGCGGTTCTTAACTTGACTTAATTTTCCTGTTATACAGAAAGTAAGTCCGTCTAAAGTCACCTTTTTCTCTTCTTCTTTTGGAGTCTCAATTGTCATAAGTTTATATAACCTATCTGCTTCGGTATAATCAAATTCCAAAAGTGAGCGTGATTTTTCATAACCAAAGCCATTATATTGTGAAAAATCATACTCATTATTTACTTTATCTCGCAAATCTTCATAAGAAGAAACTATTTCTAATAATTGTTTTGAAATAGTGCGCCCAATTAAGGGGATGCCAAGAGAACAAATGAAAGCATTGAGAGTAGTAGTGCGGCTCGTTTGAATTGCGTCGAGTATTTTTCGAACCGATTTGGGGCCGAAGCCAGGTTGTTTGGTCCATTGTTCCTCATACCGCTCTAGGCGATATAGGTCTATAATGGAATTCACCCATCCCCATTCAATAAGTTTTTCAAGAGTTGCTTTTGAGAGTCCACGAATATCCAGTCCTTTATCCTTGGAGCAAAAATGGTCAAGCCGATTTACGAGTTTGCCTTCACATTCGGGATTGGCGCAAACAAGAAATTCAGAAGAACTGTCGCGTTTACGAGCCACCAAGCCCCCACAGATTGGACAGAACATTGGCGCTTCAAGAAGTTCTGTTCCAGTATTTTCCCATTTACTAATTTGAGGAATAATTTCATTGCTTTTAAATACATAAACAGTATCACCAATACAAGGTTTATTATTACTTAAATCTGACAAAATACTTAAATTATGAACAGAGGCTCTAGAAACAGTTGAACCGTCCATTTCGATTGGGTCAAAAATGGCAATCGGAGTCAATTGACCGGTGCGGCCCATAGACCACTCAATATTGCGCAACGTAGAAGGATAAGATTCATCGAAGAATTTAAATGCAATGCCATTTCTCCAGTGATGTGCGGTTGCACCAAGTGATTTACCGTAAGCAATATCATCATATTTTATAACCATTCCATCAATAGGATAGCCTTTTTTTAAAGCAATTTCTTTTAAATTTTCAATATAACCACTTACACTATCTTTAATTATATATAATGGAACAATAATAAATTGTCCACTATAATAACCGAGATTAAATAGTTTTTTTGTATGAAACTTAAATTCATCAACTTCCATACCTTCTACTACATCCCATGCTACAAAAGTAAGATTGCGTTTGGCACACTCCATGGCGTCTAATAATCGTAGACTACCTGCCGCAAAATTACGGGAGTTTTTATACTCATTAGCGAAAGGGGAGAAATCACTATCAGTACAAATTACTTCTCCATCAATAACTAAATTAGCAGGAACCTTTAAACGATTAGGAATACCTTTAATGACGCGCGCATTGTGCATGACGTCTTCTCCTATGATGCCATTACCGCGTGTTTCCGCCCGGATTAAGCTGCCGGCCGCATAAGTCAAACGCAAAGTTAGACCATCGAGTTTTAATGAAATAAAACAACTGTGGTCTTTACAAAAGTCTTCTAAATCATCGATACTTTTGGTTTTTGCGAGTGAAAGCATTGGTGAAGAATGTTCAACTTTTTTGAGTTCATTTACTACTTCGTAGCTTATGGATTGCGTAGGTGACTCTGGAAGAGCAAATCCGTGCTGCTGTTCATAAGCTTCGATAGTATAGTAAAGCAAATCCCATTCTGCGTCTGTCATAATTGGATGACCTTCATCATAGGCTTTTGTAGCATTATTCAATTCTTGAATTAAACTTTTATAATACTCCAAAAATTTATCCTCCATAAAGAATTTTAAAACTATTTTGGTCAAAAACTGGACTAATCATTTTATGTAAAAACATTACAAATTCATCCCTATTATTTCCATTAACTTCCCACAATAGATTTAGTGTATCTCTATCATATAAGCTAAGCCCACCGCTAATATTAACAATAAGTACAGTCCAAATATCTTGTTCTACTTTATTAAAAATAGAATTTAATTTTTTTAACTCTTTTGTTGAAAAATAAAATTTTTGATAGTTATTAATAAGCTTAATAAATTCTTGCTATTTTAATTCAATTTTTACTTTCATTTATATGCCTCATTTATTTTCTTATTTTATATAAATATTATAACAAAATTTTTTTGAAATAGCAAAACAAGGAGGAATCAATCCTCCTTGTTAATAATATCCATCACACAACTCCAAATCAAGTGCCGTAGCTAAATCAATATACCACTCGGCTTTACGATTAATATAATCTTCTAAAGTCTTTAATCCAACTTTAGAAGTATTAATAATTAATTGATTCATCATATTAGCCAGACGCTTCACTTCTGAAAGTTCTTGTTTTACATATTCAGATTTTCCATGAGCAAAAGTTGCGACATCATGATACATAAGAGTAGCGTGTTCGCCCATATAACGTTTATGTCCAAATAAATAAATTAAAAAACCTGCACTCATACACCACCCAAGAGCAATTGTATGAACTGGTGTCTTGCTCTTACGAATCACATCGCCAAGGGCATATGCATCATAGCGTTGCCGCCATTGGTATTAATAAAGAGCATAATGGGCTCGCGCACCCAATCTCTATACTCTTCTTCCTTTTGGTCATCATCATAATTGATTGAAAAAATTGTGCTTATCACTTTTTCTACCGAGGATGAGGTTATCTCATCGCTCAGCAGAATATTTCTATACATAGGTGTTGGTTTCATTTATATCTCCTATATTAAAAACTAAAGCCGGGGAACTTATTATTCATCTTTTCTTGGACCAATGGAACATACTTTTTATTTTCTTCTACAAGTCTTTCATACTCTTCTGGAGTCAGACTTTTATAAAATCTTTCAAATTCATCTTCAATTTCCATTTCATCTTCATCGATATCATACTTTTCAAGAATTAAATCTAATCTTACTAAATCTCTCGTATTATAACTGATATGTCCACCTTCAGTATAGTTAAAATTACGCACTAAACAGTGCTTAGATAGCTCAGCAAAAATTTCTGCCGCAGCTTCTTGAGTTAATCTCTCATTATCTAGTCTTACCCAATAATAATTTGCCATAATTATTTTTTAATCTCCTTTAGCAAGTTTATTAAAGCATTGTAACGATTATTTATTTCTCTATTACCTAAATCTCCTCCCCGACCCGGGTATCTTTGCTCTGAGATTTTAGTAAAAAACTCTTTAATTTCTTCATTTGTTAAATTTTCAGTTATAACAATATAACTGATAATAGGAAAATATGACTTTTTACTACCAAAATCTAATAAATTCACATAATTTTCAATTTTATTTAAATAATCAAAAATAATTTTTTGATATTTTAATAATTCGGGCGTAGTAAAGTCTCCATAATATTGTTCCATTTCTCTAGGCTGACAGTCACAATTTAATGAAGTTTTTAACATAATGGCTAATCGGATTAAAAACTTTTCATCTTCACTTTTAGTAATATCATTTTCACTAAAAAATTTGGTAAGAGTATTATGTTCTGGTTGAGTAAAAGCCCTTGTAAATCGAGTGCGAATATTAATATGATTAGCTATTCCTTTGGAGAATTCACTCAATTGAGCACCTGCATTAAGTTTTCTAAATAGAGTAACCATGTCCTCATCTGAAATATCCCAATATTCAGCTACAGGAATTTCAGTATCCAATAATTTATTTTGTAGTTTTTCTGGCAAGTCTTTAAAATAAATATTATTTCCTAAATTTTTAAATAACGGACTTAATTTTTCGCTATTGTAAGCTTTTTTGCATGGAGTGACATTATTTAAAATATTCATTAGGGTTGTAATTCTTTGTTTTCCATCCATTACATCCAATGAAGCATTTGCTGCTCTAATAGCATGAATTTCGGGAATTCTATGACCAAACAATAACGTATCCCATAAGCCTTGTTGTCTATCTTCAGTCCAAACATATCCTCTTTGACAATCTAAGTCTGTATTTAATTTATCCTCATTCCATATCCATAATAACATACTAAGCTTATACATTGTTGTGCGGTATTGATAATTTGATTCAAATAAAAGTAGATCATCAATGTCTGGAGATTTTATTTTAGAAATTAAATTAGTAACTAAAGTGTCTAATGTATCATTAGGCTTAATTTTAACTCCTTCTGAATCATTATATCCACAATCACTATTAGTTAAATTTAATGTTTTAATAATTCTTGCTTCTAATTGTTGTGCTGTATCTAAATCAATATCAGGCAACAACACTTTATGCTCAAAACAATCCCAGCCATAAGGTAGAATTCCTTGTTCATAAAACAAGGAATTTTTATATCCACTACCGTCTTTACCCCATCTCATAGACGGGTCTGTATATGAGCTAATACCAACATATTTTTTATCGTTTATTTTATTTATATGAATATATAATGAAGCCATATTTTACACCTTGCTTACCGCAATTACCTTTCCAGTCTTAATCATTTGATTTCCAATACTTGCTCTACCAAGGGCGGGAATATCAGTCGCCTCAATGCAAATAGAGTTTTTATCGCCAACCAGCAATACCGTATCTCCATCGCTTACCATGGCGGCCGCCGCAACTTCTCCGGCGCCATCACCCACTTTATAGCAGCATAAGCCCTTGCCGCCCCTCTTCTGACTCACAGCCTCTTTTGGAAGAATCTTTTTTCCTAATCCTCTATCAGAAAATAGAGCTAAAGCATCTTCACTATTGCGAACGGGCAGGGCCGCAATAAGTTCATCACCTTCGCCAAGAGTAATACCCTTAACTCCAGTAGTCATTCTTGAGGTAGTTCCAACTTCTTTAGAATCAAAACGCAATACATATCCTTGCTTGGTCACAAGAATCATTGGCTCTTCTTTCATAATTACTACGCTTGCCAGTTCATCACCTTCACGCAATTTGATTGCGCCGATGCCGCTTTTCTTTTTTGTATCAATGTATTCACTCAAAGCAGTTTTCTTTACAATACCATTTTTAGTAGCAAAGAAAACATATTTAGCATCTGTATCTCTATATACAGAATACATTGTAGCAGGTTCTTCATCTGCGGCCATTGATACTAGAGCTTTAACAGAAGCACCCTTTGAGGTATTTGTTCCTACTGGAATATCATTTACCAATAGGCGATACATTTGACCTTTATTGGAGAATACCATTAAATTATCTACTGTATTAGTGCGAATAACCATCGAAGTAATCTCTTCTTGTGTTTTTACGCCCTTGCCATTGCGTTTTTGCGCACGGAAAGAAGTGACAGGAATACGCTTAATGGTTCCAGCTTCGGTGAGCACTACAACACACTTTTCAGGCTCTACATACGCAATCTCTTTCTCTTCTTTGGTTTGAGCAATTTGAGTTAACTCGGTTCTGCGTTCATCACCATACGCCTTAACTAAAGTAGTTAATCTTTCTCTTAATGTGATTTGAGGATTGGCAATTACTGTTTCGAGATTTAGAATTGTATCTAATAAATTAGATTTCTCATTCATAACCTCCATCTTTTCAAGTCCAGCTAAGCGTCCAAGCTTCATATCTACAATAGCTTTAGATTGAGATTCGGTAAAATTATATTTTATCATCAAGCTTTCTTTTGCTTTTGCTGCACTTTCAGACTTTTTAATTAAGTCAATAATATTATCAATATCTTCTAATGCTCTTAATAGACCTTCAACAACTTCTAATCTATCTTCAGCTTTCTTTTTATCAAATTTAGCTTCTTTAATGATACATTCAGTATTGTGGTCAATATAAACTCTAATACAATCTTTTAATCCCATTTCCGTAGGAACTTTATTAATTAGAGCAACTTGATTGTAAGAAATTGAAGTTTGTAAACTAGTTTCTTTAAAAAGATTATTTACAACGGTAAGAATTGAAGCACCTTTATCACATTCAATAACTAAACGAAAGCCTTTTCTATTACTTTCATTGCGAATATTAGCAATACCTTTAATACGCTCCTCATCACAAGCAGTACCAATTTCATTCATTAAAGCTTCTGTAGCCACTCCATAAGGAATTTCGTAGAAGATAATATCATTACCTTCAACCTTATATTTACCACGAAGCTTAACACTACCATGACCAGATTTAATAATATTAGGCAAATCATCTTTATTAATAATTTGTCCGCCGGTAGGAAAATCAGGGCCTGGAATTGAAGGTTCTTTACCATCCATATAATCATATATAGCTTGTGCTACTTCTTTTAGATTATGGGGTAGCCAATTACATGCCATAGCCACACCAATACCCGTATTAGGATTACATAAAAGATTTGGAAAAATAGCTGGTAGTGTAATAGGTTCATCTTTAGTTTCAGAATAGTTAGGAATAAAATCAACATTCTTTTTCTTAATCCCCGCTAACATACCTTCTTCTGATAGTTTAGCTAATCTAGCTTCTGTATAACGATAGGCCGCAGGACCATCACCATCTCTATTACCCATAGACCCATGGAAATCAATTAATGGATAACGCATTACCCAAGGCTGAGCCAAACGCACCAGTGCGCCATAAATAGAGCTATCGCCATGAGGATGCCAGTCCGCCATAACATTACCAACAATATTAGCACACTTAACATGAGGCTTACTATAAGTATATCCCGAGTCAAATGCGCCATATAAAATTCTTTTTGCTACTGGTTTTAAACCAGATTTTGCGTCAGGTATAGCGCGGTCGGTATTAACAGCAACCGCATACTCTATAAAATTGACGCCTAATTCATTTATTAAATCATTATTCAGCATTATAGGTTGCCTCCGCACTATGTTTCTTAATATATTCTTTACGAGGTGTAATTGCTGTTCCCATTAAATCTTCAAAAAGATTGTTAGCAGCTTTTACATCTTCAACTGTAATTTGCTTAATAATACGATTATTGGGGTCAGTGAGTGTTTCTTCAGTTTCTTCTTCATCCATTTCACCTAATCCCTTTAATCTATTTACAATATATTTTTTACCGGCATTCTGTTTACGGAACTCCTCTAAAGCCTCATCATTCTTCAAATACTTATATTGTTTACCAATAGTAATCTTATAAAGAGGAGGAACACCAGCGTAAATATATCCATCAAGGATTAATTGTGGGCAAAAATTCCAAATAAATGTATAGAAAAGATTCTTAATATGAGCACCGTCTACATCGGCATCACTCATAATAATAATTTTACCATAGCGTAAATCTTCTTTATTATAAGTTACTTTCATATTTTTTAAATCCAAAGTAAGACCAAAAGCTTCAATAAGAGTCATAATTTCTGCGTTCTTTTGGATTTTGTCTAAAGTTGCCTTTTGCGTATTTAGAATCTTTCCTCGTACAGGCATAACTGCTTGGAATTCATTATCTCTAGCGGTCTTTAGGTTTCCAGAAGCGCTATCCAGTTATTCCAGCATTTCTACTGGCCCTGACTATTTCTTCACTCCGACTTGTCAAGTCATCATTGTGTTCTCCATTTCGAATTACGTATCAATAGTAATTCTACTCCCCGACAAAGGGGATAGTCGATACAGCTTATTCAATATTTTTATAAGTTTTTCGTGTAATTACATTGTATACAGTTGACCATGCTTTTTCTGGAGCATGTTTTTGCCAAACTTGTTTAGGATTCATTCCATTATCATAGTCTGCTCGCATTGCTAATACCTATTCAGCACTAAAGCCTCTTTTGTTATTGGCGGCTACTTCAGAAGAATTTGCTTTTCCTTGGTGTGAATGCCAATATTTATTTTCTTCATTATGATATTCTGGATGAATTTGTTTCCAAGTATCAAACCACCAAATTTTTTGTAATCCTCTTTTAGAAATTTTATCTTTATATTCTTCATAAATTTGTCTAAAAGGAATATGAGCATTATAACACTCTCTTATATAATAAACATCTTCTTCTGTAAGAAGAGCTCTTCCATTGGTTTCTCCTTTATGAATGCTATTCCCTATTACGTCGCCACCTTCTGTGGCATTATAACCTAAATGATAGCTGTCATATAATTTTATAAAGGTTTTTTCTAAAGAGTTTAATAATTCTCTTGAATATTCTTCTTGAGAAACTTCAGCAATAATTTCAAAATTAAAATTTTCAATTCCATATTTTCGAATAGCCTAGTGAAATTGAGAATTATAATCAATTGCTTGTGGATTATATGCTGAATACAAGTGATTTTTTTGTCTTTTTTCAATGTCAATACTTTGACCTATATATATGTGCTATGTAATTTTATTTTGATATTTGTAAATTCCTATCATATCGCACACTCCTTTCATTCTTATTTGAAGGAGAGTCCAATGAAATTACATAATTTTGTCCAAATAAAAATATTGAATCTTGCCACGAGATTACCTTCACCTAAACATATTTTGACATATATGTGTAATGGTCAGGCTTCCTCGTTAGCCGCCTTAAGGCGACCCCGCCGATTAGCGGAAAAGAGAATAAGGGCAATAGTTATCGTTTACCCTCGGTGATATAAATCTCACATTTTTTGCGGTCTTTACTATAACAATCAGCAAGTTTGCTATCAAACTTTAGAGCTTTTTGCTTTTTGGCTTCTTTATTACGGACATTATCTTTTGCCTTCTTAGCCGCTTCACGAGCTTTTCTTGCATTAATGGCTTTATCAGCAATATCTTTAATTTCTTTCTTATTGCTTTCTAACCAAGCCCGTAGGTCTTCAGTTAAACCATTAATAAAAGGCTTCATATCAATTTTAGTGATATTGGATTTAACCTGTGCATCGTATGCGACACCAGAAGCGGTGATATTAAAGACCACATACTGACCTTCTGAAATATCTTCACCAGTAAGATTTTCATCCTTTTCTTTTAACCACTTTTGTTCACGGAAAAACTTATTAAATTCTTTAGTAATAAGTGCTTTAATAAGGGTAATGTGCTGACCCTTTTCAGTCAAACCAGTATTTACATAAGGAATAATAGTTCCATTATAAGCAGTAGTATAAGTAAGAATAAAATCAATAGACTCTTTTCCATTTTTAAACTTGGAATAAAATCTATTATCAATAATTTCTTTATCTTTTACTTTTTGGTCTACATAATCACGCAGGCCGTTTTTAGAGAAATATTCGGTCTTTTCTCCGTTGTTATCTAATTTAATTGTAAGTCCAGGACATAAACAAACAATAGTATTTAACAGCTCTTTAACTTTATTAATTTCTACCTCTGTATGAGTAAAGAACTCTTCACTCGGTTGCCATTCAACGCATGTACCGGAAAATTCTTTATTTTCTATGCCAGTAAGACGAGATTCGAATACACCCTCTTTAAAGATAATTTGTTCCATTCGGTTGTCTCTAATGGTCCATACTTTTAACCAGTGAGATAGAAAAGTTGTAATTTTACTCGTATAGCTCTTATGTTTCCATAAGTACTGACTATATCTTACTTGTATATAACAAGAATACCCATTTCGAAGTGCGTATCAATAGCACCCCTACTCCTCCGATTCGAGGATAGTCGATACAGCTTTATTGATTATCTTATCGGATATTTTTCATTGAGCTATTTATAAATTGTACCGCAGTTAATTGCACTTATTGTTTTTGAATGTACATTTAATCTACGTCCAATACTAGCTAAGCTTTCTTTAGGATTATTTTTTATTTCTTTTATAATTATTAGAACCTATTCATTAGTTAATTTTTTACTACCCGTTTTACTAAGTCTTAAGGGATAAGTAAAATCTGAATTTATATAAGTTTTTCCTTGATTTATATTTTGAATAGTGCTAGCATATACATTATATTTTTCAGCTATTTGTTTCATTGATAAATCTGTTCTATGCTATAATAAATTCCAAATATTTTCAATATCTTCTTGTGAAAATTTTGAATTTCCACTATTAATTCCCGCTACCTTAGGTTTACTTTTTCTAATGGGATAATTTATAGAAGAATGAAAATATGTATGTCCATTGTTTAAATTGGAAATTGAAGATAAATGCATTTCATATTTATCAGCAATTTCTTGTAAACTTAATTCATTATTAATTAAATCATTATAAACTTGCTAATACTATTCTTCAGTTAATTTGGCTTGATGATTATCACTACCAGAATTAGCTCCGTCTCCTCCAGAAGAAACATTATATCCAAATTCTTTTTTATTACTATTAAAAACATTAATCCAATATCGTTCTCTTTCTCTCATTAGAACTCTATTTTCTGGATTAATTTCTTCTAATATAGTGAATTCAGTTATTTTTCCATATTTCTATATGGCATTTTCTATGGGAAGATGATTTCTAAAATCAGAGTTATGTTCCAGCATTCGTCTATATATATTATTACTTATTCCTATATAGGTTTTATTATTTGGAAAAGAAATTTTATATACTCCAGAATATACCTAATTAACTGAGCAATCTTTCATTTTTATAACTTTCATATAAAATACCAACCTTTCTCTCTTGATATTTAATATGAAAATAATCCTAATAAGATTAATCAAATTTGCCACGGGATTACCATGAATTTTATTAAAAAATTTTTAGGCTTCCCCGTTAGCATATATACTATTTATTCTATGTATATATACCCCAATGATAATTGGAAAAGGTATAACAGGCAGTTTTATCTACCAATACCAAAAGAGCCAAGTGATGTACCTTCATAAGCTCCATCTTCACGATACTTACCAGAAGTATTTAAGACAGAGAAAGCGGCTTCAAGAATAGTTTTACCATCATCTCTTTTATGGTTTACAATAAATCCCTAGCCATAGTCTCTTACTCGAACTTTATCTCCTTCAATACAAATTTCAATTTCAGTACCATGACCAAGATTAAATTCATCAATCGCATTAGATAAAATTTCAACAAGTAATTGCGTTGAGTAGGTACAATCACCAGCATATACCTGCGGTCTTAATCGAGTAAATTCGAGGGGTGAAAGCGACTCTATTGACTCGGTAGTATATAATTTCTTATTTTCTGCCATTATTTATCTCCTTTCTCAAAAACTTTACTAATTCCACACATAATTTCAACTTCTTTTGGAGTCATTTTTCCTGTTGCTAATTTATCAGCAATTTCATTCCAATAATTCCCTTGATGTCCGGCTACTTTGCGCAATTCAATACGCTTACCGCTTTGATACCAATTATAACAGGCTTGAATAATCTCAAGATTTTCTGGAACTTTTTTATCAGATTTAATCCATCCTTTTGAAGCCCAGTTAAACATCCATTGATTAAAAGTATTTACGGCATAAGCTGAATCACTATATATAATAGGATATTGAAACGAATCTTTATCTACTCCATAATTTAAAAAAGCATATAATATAGCTTTTAATTCTTGTTCATTATTAGTAGTATGTTCAAATTGTTTACTATATACTTCTACTAACTAATAATTATTATCACAAAAATTTTTATCTTTGTCAAGTACAATCACACCAAAGCCACCTGGGCCTGGATTCGGATGAGCTGACCCGTCTACGAATATTTCAATCGCCATCTTTTGACTCACTCCAATCAAAATGAAAAACTGGTTTTACAGGAGCTTCCAAAACGGTAATATTTTTTATCCATCCTTCCATATTACCCGCAAAACGAAACTCTGGGAATTTTTTATTTAAATATTCTATAATTTCATTACATTCATCTAAATCCATATCTTTTCCAAATGTAATTAAAACTATATCTTCGGGCTTAGCACAAATTGACTATATCTAAACAAGTAAATCCTACATTTTTTCTCCTTTCAGCTCTATTTGTCATTTTATTTTTATATATACATATTATACCCTATTTTTTAAAAAAAGTCAAATAAAAAAACCTCCAAAATAAGTAAATTTAATTACTTATTTTGGAGGTTTTATAAATTAATTAAGGTTCTTCGGATTCATTATAAGATGGTTCTGTACAATTCATATAACTATTCTCGGCACTTAGATATGTGATACCGCCAACCGTATTTTCTTTTTCAGATTTTCGATAATAACAAGCCTAACTGACGCCATAGGCGGTCCAGGGGCACGCAATCATAGTAGCTACCCAACCAAGTTCACTAAAATACTAGTTAAAAATACAGAAGTAAGCTAATCCAATACAAGCCAAAGTTATAATCCAAATTAAAATTGATTCTTGGACTAATAAACTTTTTGAAAATTGTTGTTTCTTATTTTTACTCATAGCTTTAAATAGTCCACAAATTGTCCGATAGTGTCAGGACCAGTAATACCATCTTCATCTAGTTTACGATTTTTTTGGAAACGCTTTACAGCATTGACAGTTTTATCTCCATATAGCCCATCAGGAGTACCGCAATTAAAGCCATAATCATTTAGGATTTCCTATAATGCTTCTACTCGTAAATTATAAGTGTAATTTACAGAAAGAATAATAGTAGTTGTGATTAATGCTTTCTTTAAGGCTGCATAGCTTAAAGCCCCAAAAATGCCATCCGGAGTTAGTTTATTGTCCTATTGGAATTTAATTACGGCGGCATATGTTTTACCACCAAAATCTCCATCAGAATCGCCACAAGAGTATCCTAATAGATTTAGTAAATTTTGTAAATGTTCAACACCTTCTCCAACAGAGCCTTTACGTAAAATTTTGGTAGTAATTGGGGCGGGAGTAGGAACAGGCTCAGTCTTTTTCTTAAGGCCGGCCTTTTTTACAATAACATTTACACAGGCTTCGGCGCATTGAGTAGCAAACTCATTGGTTAGAATAATAGGGGTATCAACTGTAGAGTCCATAAATCCTAGTTCTAGTAAAACAGCAGGCATGTTTGTATATTTAATTTCATAGAAATTAGCAGTGGGCTTTGGATTATAACGATTTCCCTTTAAACCAGTTTTTGCGATTAGTTCATCATAAAGTTCATCCTGCCATTCATAAGAGGCTTTACTAGCGCGCGTATAGGCAAAAGAACAAATGCCTCCACCAGCGCCTCCGTTAATACCGGCATTATGATGAATAGATAAATAAAAATCCGCATTAAATTTATTGGCAGCGGCCACACGCTCTTCTAGCTCAATTGGCTTTTGGCCAGTAGTATCATCAGTACGTAAAATTTCAATACCTTCATACTATGCCAATAATTTTTCAATTTTATCTACGACACGGTCATTTAGCCACCATTCACGAGTCTCTTTTGGGTCAATAGTTTTTAAACATCTTTTACCGGCAGTATAGTAATAATGTCCGGCAGTTAAAGCTAATTTAAACATTTCTCATTTCTCCTTTTTGATTATAATTTTTCTGCTATATTAGCAATTTTACTACGGTGAATATTTTTTAATTCAACCTCACCATATATATCAGTATTACGGAAGACTTTTGATACTCTACGCATACCATTATTCATTCCAGCAAAACTCACATCATCAACCTGTGCTAAAGGGTCTCCATCTAGGATACAAATACTATCTTCTCCAACACGCTATAGCGCAAGTTTCATTAAAGAAATATCCATATTTTGAGCCTCAGTAATATAAATACCAGCATTCATTCCAGAAGTATCAAAACCACGTATATCACTCATTGGTAATAATAATAATTTACCATCGGCTATTAGTTTTTCTACCATCATTTTATCGCCTAATTTACTAGCTAACATATTGCCAATTTGAGAATCTAATAGCTTTTCATCGCGTGAACCAGGTAAATATCCTAGCTTTGCTGCTCCCCTCGTTGCTACGGTATTACAAAATATAATAATTTTATCTATCTTATGTTTTTCTAATAAATAAAATAGATATGCTAAGGATAAAATACTTTTACCAGTGCCCGCAGGCCCTTTAAGCATTGTAATCTAATTATTCATTAGGCTATCCATCGCCAAGCTCTAGTAGATGTCTCCTGGTTTTGGTTTTATATCTCCAAAATATCGTGAAGAGAAAGTATAGAATTTGATAGGCCGCAATGTTTCTCCGGTCCAGCACATTTTATCTACAATTTCTCCATCTTCATTATGAATTATCATATACTAATTAGTATATAATCCAAAAGGTTCATTATCCTATAGATTACTATATAAGTTCATAAGTTCTTCTTCTGAAAAATAACAGTCTATATATCCTGTATATTCATCTGAAGATACTTTTACACTATCTATATTGTGTTCATCAAAAAATAATGCTGCAATTGCCTTTTGGGCCATGTCATTTGTGATAAATTTCATACTTCTTGGGGAATAAGTGCGCTCATAATATAGAGCCGTGGCTAAAATTTTAGCGTCATTATTGATATCTATACCAGTTTTTTCTATGGGTTTTAGCATAGCATTATTAAATATAATTATTTCACATGTAAATGTTTTATTATCTAATAAACGCAATATATTGCGGGCTGCCGCGCGCAAGTCTTCGGTTTTATGAGGAGAAGTTTTTATCTCTTCTAATTCAAAAAGAGTAATAGAAGATATGATAATTGATTCATTAAAATCTTCTATTAGTAATAAACTACTAGTATCATAAAATTTCTTCATCAAATGTCTCCTCCTCATCTTTTGGAAGGTTAAATCCTATTATATGAGTTTTTGATTGGTCTTCTGGATTTATCGTTTCGCGCATTATAGTGTTATATCTAGCGACTATTATACCGAAATATCCCTTGGCTGCTTCTAGCATAGTCATTATAAGAGAAGCTATACTATCAAGTATCGGTAAATCAAACTATACCAATAAGATACCTAAAATAAGTCCTTCTAAAATATAAATCACCCCTTATGAGTTCTTTTACATATTATATGAAAATTTAAGGAATAAAATTAATTAAAGTTGTCCTAATTTTTATTTCGAATACGTTGATATATCTTATCTTTTCCCTTGATATATTCGGTGATTCCTTGATATTCGCTAGCTATCATTTCTTTAATTGTAGTTAAATCAAATTTAATTTGATGAATATGTTTTCGAATCATGCGGGCCTCATATGAATTTGCTTCGAAATGAGTACTATGAACCATTGAAGCATATAGATGTTCTAGTGCGGCAAGAGCCGGCTTTAACTCTGCATCACGTATAGTGCGAAAATATTCTAATTTAGCACGACGGAAAGCCAACTCACATCCAGTACGTTCACTCGCCATATCATAATCATTTGGGTGGCACTAAGCTGTTCCAACAAAAACACGATTTTTGTCATCGGTAAGAACGCAAGTTGATTCACCGGTCATTTCATTCCAGGTAAATTCTGGCTAATATTTCATTTTATTGTTCACTCCTTATTAGGTTTTTGTTTTATTATATCAAAAAAAATAGGAAAACGCAAACTTGTGCTTTTTCCTTTAAAAATTAGCCTATATATTTTTGAACCAAGAAACGACCGAACTCGATG